CTCGATCTTGTCGCGCGGCCGAACGGGCGCATGGGCGGGCCGGATTTTTTCGAGGCGCTGTACGGGCACCTCCTGTTGTCCGGCAATGCCTATGTGGCGCCTTCGGTGGTGGGGGAGACGGTGCGGGAACTGCATCTGTTGCGGCCGGACCGGGTGAGCCTTGTCGAGGGGGCGGACGGCTGGCCGTTGGCTTATGACTACCGGGCCGGCGGGCGGGGACGGCGGTTTGCCGTCGATGGCGACGGCGTGTCGCTGCTGCACCTGAAACTGTTTCATCCGCTCGACGACCATCTCGGCTTTCCGCCGCTGGCGGCGGCGCAGGTGGCGCTCGACCTGCACAATGCGGCGGCGACCTGGAACAAGGCGCTGCTCGACAATTCCGCCCGGCCTTCCGGGGCGCTGGTCTATCAACCGAAGGAGGGCGGCAATCTTTCGGCCGACCAGTACGAGCGGCTGAAACTGGAACTGGAGGAGGGGTACACTGGCGCGGTGCGGGCCGGGCGGCCGATGCTGCTGGAAGGCGGGCTCGACTGGAAATCGATGGGACTTTCGCCGAAGGACATGGATTTCATCGAGGCGCGCAACGGCGCCGCCCGCGACATCGCGCTCGCCTTCGGGGTGCCGCCGATGCTGGTGGGGATTCCCGGCGACAATACCTATGCCAATTACCAGGAGGCCAACCGGGCCTTTTATCGGCTGACGGTGCTGCCCCTGATCCAGCGCACGGCGGCAAGTTTTTCCGGCTGGCTGGCGCCCGTTTTCGGCGATGGCCTGCGGTTCGAGCCGGATCTCGACCGGATTGCCGGGCTTGCCGTGGAGCGCGATGCGCTGTGGAGCCGCATCGGGTCGGCAGCGTTTCTGACCGAGGAGGAGAAGCGGCGGGCGGTGGGATATTGAGGCGGGGCGCGGTTTGTAATACGGTGTATTACAAAGAAGGAGTTCCGTCATGTCCAAGCCCGTTCTGTCCGATCCGATCACGCTCCGGCTGCCGGTGGATATTCTCGCCGATATCGAGACGATCGCCGAGGCGAGCGAACGGACGCGTAGCTGGGTGATCGTGCGGGCGTTGAAGTATTATCTGATGGCGGAGGGCCGCGATATCCTCGACGTACTGGAGGGCGAGGAGCAGATCCGCAACGGAGAGTATGAAGATGGCGAGGCCCTGATGCGGGAACTTGTGGCGCCGGCGCGCCCTGATGCCGCCGAGTGAGGCTGATCTTTTCGAAAAAGGCGAGCCGCTATCTTCGGTGGGAACGCGCCTATATCGCGCAGTTCGATGCGCGAGCGGCAGAGGTGATCATGCGGCAGTTCCAGGCTGCTTTCCGGACGCTTCAGGCCTATCCGAATGCGGGGGCGGTCGCGTTGCCCCTGGCCGGACGCAGGCGTTTTGTCGTCGGCGCTTATGTGGTCGATTATCGTGTCGATGACGATCTCATCGAGATATCCGCCATCAAGCATGGGCGCCAGCACGACCCGGCGACGGAGATTGCGCCGGATGCCGATTACGAGGGGATGCCGGAGGATTGACGCTCAACTGTCTTTTCTGGGTATTGGAACACTTGAAAAACAAGGGCTTCCTCGAACGGTTTGAAGCGCCGTCCATGAAAATCCGACTCAACTTGTGAAGTCGTTGACTCAACCTGCGAAGGCTTTCCCGCAAGGGATTCAGACGATTCCGGAAAACGGCGTTCTTCACGTGGTTTGAGAAGGCCGCGCCTTGCCGGCCCGCGGCCGGATTTCCATCAGCCGGAGCATTTTCGTTTTTCTCAGAAACTCGAAAACACTCCTCTCTTTTTTCTCCACAATTCCAGACGCAAAACCGCTACGCACTTTTGCTGGAATTGTTTTATCCGAAAGTGCTTAACAAATGGCTGAGTTCGGGAACGACCCGGGGCTCTGGGCGGCGCGGGCCGTCGGGGCGTCCGCAGGGGCGGCGGTGTCGCTTGTCTATCTTCTGCCGAAAAGCCGGCGCGAGGCGGCGGGGCGTTTTTTCACCGGGCTGGCCTGCGGGCTGATTTTCGGCGGGCCGGCGGGTGTCTGGCTTGTCGAGCGGCTGGAGGTGGCGGCGAACCTCTCGGCCTTCGAGACGATGCTGGCTGGCTCGGCGGCGGCCAGTCTGACGGCCTGGTGGGCGCTCGGCATTCTGGCGCGGCTGGCGGAGCGCTACGGTGCGCCGCCGCGGGAGCGGTGACGGGCCGACCTCGCCGCCGGTGAGGTGCATCCGGCGTGGCAGGGCGCCGGCCAAAACATCCGATCATTCAGGAGACTTCCATGAGGAACGCTTACCGCGGGCTGCGACCCGTGACGACCCGTTTCGCCAACCTGGCGCTCAAGGGCGTGACCGGCGACGGGACCTTTTCCGGTTATGCCAGCGTCTTCGGCGAGATCGATCTCGGCAAGGATGCCATCGAGCGTGGCGCTTTTGCCCGTTCGCTGGTCGAGCGTGGCGCCAAGGGCGTGCGCATGTTGTTCCAGCACGATCCGGCCGAGCCGATCGGCGCCTGGACCCTCATCCGCGAGGATGCGCGCGGGCTTTATGTCGAGGGGGTGTTGTCGGGCGGCGTCGCCCGCGCCCGCGAGGTGCACCAGCTGATGAAGAACGGCGCGCTCGACGGGCTGTCGATCGGCTTCCAGACGGTGAAGGCGCGCACCGACGCCAAGACCGGCGTGCGCCGCATCCTCGAAGCCGACCTCTGGGAAATCTCGATCGTCACCTTTCCGATGCTGCCATCGGCGCGGGTGTCGAACGTGAAGAATGCGCGGTGGTTCCGCGACAAGGAAACGGAGCTCGTCCGCGGCATGCGGCGGGCGGCCCGGATGATGTTCAACATGCAACGCAAGACAAGGATGGGTTCATGACCGACATGGCAAAGACCGCGGCGCCGGAAATCAAGGCGGTGCCCGAAAACCTCGACGCCGCCTTCGACGATTTCATGGAGGCGTTCGAGGCCTTCAAGGACGTCAACGACCGGCGCCTCGACGAGATCGAGCGCAAGCTGACCGCCGACGTGGTGACGCGCGACAAGATGGACCGCATCAACCGCGCGATGGACGAGCAGAAAAAGGCGCTCGACCAGCTGGTGCTGAAGAAGGCGCGGCCGGCACTGGGACGTCCGGACGGTCCTTCGCCGGAGGCCGCGGAACACAAGGCGGCTTTCGACGCCTATATCCGCCGCGGTGACGAGGCGGGCCTGCGCGAGCTGGAGGCCAAGGCGTTTTCCGCCGGCACGGGCGCGGACGGTGGATACCTGGTGCCGCCGGAAACCGATACGGAAATCGGCCGGCGGCTGTCTGTCGTTTCGCCGATCCGTTCGCTGGCGACGGTGCGGCAGGTTTCCGGCGCGGTGCTGAAGAAGCCGTTCTCGCCGGCCGGCCTGACGGCGGGCTGGGTGGCGGAAACGGCCTCGCGGCCGCAGACGGCGACGCCGCAGCTTTCCGAACTCTCCTTCCCGACCATGGAACTCTACGCCATGCCGGCGGCGACGCAGGCGCTGCTCGACGATGCGGCGGTCGATATCGAGGCGTGGATTTCCGGCGAGGTGGACATCGTCTTCGCCGAGCAGGAGGGCACGGCCTTCACCACCGGCGACGGCACCAACAAGCCGAAGGGTATCCTGTCCTATACGACGGTTGCCGAGGCAAGCTGGACGTGGGGCAATATCGGTTACATCGCCTCCGGGGCGGCCGGTGCCTTCAAGTCCACCGGGCCGTCCGACGCGCTGATCGACACGATCTATGCGGTGAAGGCGGGGCACCGGCAGAACGCCCACTTCCTGATGAACCGCAAGACGCAGGGCGAGATCCGCAAGTTCAAGGATGCCGACGGCAACTATCTCTGGCGCCCGCCGGCATCGGCCGGCCAGCCGGCATCGCTGATGGGCTTCCCGATCGCCGAAGCCGAAGACATGCCGGATATCGGCGCGAATTCGCTCTCGATCGCTTTCGGCGATTTCCGGGCGGGGTATCTGGTGGTCGACCGCATGGGGGTGCGGGTGCTGCGCGATCCCTATTCGGCGAAACCCTAACTGTTAGTGAGGTTTACACTATTATCATGCCATCCTACCGCTAGGTAAAGGAAGATTAATGGAAAACAAACGCTTAGCCTATTCATACGTCCGCATGTCCACGGAAAAACAGGTTAAGGGCGACAGTTTGCGTCGCCAAGTGGAGTGGAGCAAGTCGTACGCACTTCGTAGTGATCTCGACCTTCAAGAACAAACCTATAACGATATTGGTATTTCTGCTTGGAAGGGCAAGAACCGAACTGATGGGGCTCTCGGCCTGTTCATCGAACGGGTGAAGGATGGCATTATCCCCGCTAACAGTTACTTGCTGGTTGAGAACCTTGACCGTCTCTCCCGTATGACGCCGCTTGAAGCTTTGGATCTTTTCAAGGATCTGCTCAAGAGCGGGATAACAGTTGTTGCTCGGGGCGAATGGGACGATGAGGAGGTATATACTTGGGAAACAATCAATCGTAGCGCCAGCCAGTTACAGGCGACAATCTCCGTCATGCTTCGAGCGAACCGAGAAAGCGAGCGGAAGAGCCAGTTGATCCGTGCAGCCTTCGACGGCAAGCGTGAAAAGAGCCAGAAGGGTATCAAGACGAACCACGCCCCTCCAAGTTGGATTACACCAACAAAGGTGGCGAAGGGCGAGTATGTATATGCACTTAACGAGAAGGCCGACACAATTCGATGGATTTTCGAGCAGTCTGCAAATGGCGTAGGATTCGATAAAATCGCTCGCATGCTGAACGAGAAAGCCATACCTACATTAAGACCTTCAAAGCGAGGCTGGTGGTACACGAATGTTGCAAAAATTGTGGAAAACCGTAGCGCAATTGGCGAATATCAAAGTTTGTCCGAGGAAAAGGGGAAGTATCTCCCCAAAGGCGATCCTATAGCTGGATTTTACCCGGCTGTCGTGTCCAACGATCTATGGCTTCGGGCGCAGAAATCTACTCACAAGAACCGCAAAGGTGGCCGCGCGGGAACCCGGTTCAGCAATTTGTTTGATGGGCTAGCATGTTGCGCTCATTGCCAGTCACCCATGTACATGCAGAACAACAGCCGGAGCGGACATCAGTTTCAATATCTGGTCTGCTCGGCGAACTGGCGTAAGTTGAAGTCACTGGATGGTAGGCCGATATGCCAACATGGCACCTTCCGTTTTCGCTATAAGCAGGCAGAGCAACTGGTTCTTGACAACGTTGACGAGTTCGGGGTTTCCGATCAGCTACGGATCAAACGGGCCTCTGATGAGGTGCTGCAGGCCGACGAGGCCATCGCAGACCTCACTATGAAATTGGCCGATATCAACCGAGCTTTGCGGCGCTTCGCGCAAACATTTCAGGAGGTGGACGAAAACGAGCTACCAGATCTAGTCGCAGTGATGAAGCAGCGTGAGATAGAGAAGAAAAACACACAGATTAAGCTAGAGAATTTTGAGCATGAGCGCGCCGTGGCTGTTGCGAGGCAGGCACAACTTGATCCAGCTACCGCGATTAGGGCATTGCGCTTGGAATGGGAGGCAGCGGATAATGACGACGCCACCCGCTACGGCCTGCGTGTTCGGTGTAACCGCGCGATGAACGAGTTCATTGATTTCATCTCCTTTGACAGCAATGAGCAAACCTATACAGTCGTACTATTCGGCGGTCTGCGAGCGTATCGCTTCAAGAACCAGGCTTTGGTGAGAGGGCCCATTTCTCAACGGCCACACGTTATTGACCTCTCATTGTATGTTCACGCATTCGCCGAACAATGGACCGGCGACTATGTTAAAAAACTGAGAGACTTCAAACAAAAATTGAGTACTTAGCGCTCGCCCTTTTTGCCGACGGCTGTATCCAGGAAACACGTTCAACGGTTTCGGAAAGGATCACAGCATGTCTTTGCTCAAGGCTCTCAAGCTCGCCAACGCAGTCCCGGTTCGTGCAACTGTCGATCCGGTGCAGCGTGCGCGGGAAAAGATGATCGCAACGCTGGCCGAGCAGAAGCA